TCAGTCAAAGACTGTAGGACGTTACCACTCAACGTGTAAGTGCTGGTGTCTGAGGCGTTGATGTGATAACGTGTGGTGATGCTGTCCGTAGGATCCCAGTTGCCGCCCACTGTGATGATGTGTCTATGTATACCCAGAGGCATCCGATCCTCCTATGATGACCTGTAGTCCTTGGCAATGTTGCCCAGGAAGTTGGTTCCGTCGTTCACTATAGTCACAACGTCAATGTCAGCGGCACCCGTTGATAGTGTGCTACTGTTGGATGGGAACTTGACGGCGGATGATCCGTCTGTTCCGAATGTTGCTGTCCTGCCGCCTGTGCCGTCCTGTGTGATGATCAAGGTCACTGAACCACCAGTTGGTAGGTTTGTGATGTTGAATTCTGTTGAGGTACCCAATGTCACAGTGTGTATGCTGGCCGCCGAGCAGTCAACTGTTATGGTTGAACTCGAAGTCAATGAATTGATCTTCTCAATGTAACCTGCGTTGAACGTTACAGGACCCTGTGCGACAACTCCGCCTGTTCCCGCAGGGTCAAGTGTGATGTCAGCGTTGGAAGGTGATTGAATAGTTGAACCTGTGAACGTGATGTCTCCGGTTGATGCACCACTGACTCCGCTTATCTCTGAGTCAACATATGCTTTTATAGATTGCTGTGTGGCCAGTGCTGTGTCACTGTTTGAAGACATGTTGTCTTCGTCGAGTATAGTCGTCACAGTTGAACCACTTGTGCCTATTTTCAAATTCTCTAGTACGATCGTTCCTGTTCCTGATGCGTTTATCTGTAGGTCAGCGTTTGATGTGGCTGACGTTATGGTGTTGTCTGTGATCTGCACACCATCGAATGTGCTTGAACCCGTTGAAGTGAATCCAACGGCATCAATCTGTCCCGAACTTGTTATGTCTGCTGTTTCTGTGTCACCACCTGAGACCACAAGTCCTCCAACCGCGGTTACTTTTCCTGATCCGCTTGGATCCAATGTCAATGGAGCATTCGAAGGTGAACTGATCGTTGATCCTGTGATTGTCAGGTCACCTGTTGATCCACCTGAATTGGCGTCAACGTAGGCCTTGATTGCTTTGGCAGATGCCAACGTGTCATCCGATCCTGACACACTTGATAGGTCTGTGTCTAACACACCTGATTTAAGATCAGCAACGTCAATGTTTGAGATGGAGTTACCAGTGCCTTCAACGTCGAACGTTTTGTTCGTGAATGTTGTTGATGAACTGGCAGTCACATAAGAAGTCAAGTCTGGTCCTGTCACAGTCAAAGTGTCTCCTGACACTGCTGTTGTGACGTTCTGTGTTCCTGCTATCTTGAATGACTCACCTAGCGTTACCGCTGTACCAGTGGAGTCATCTCCCACAACTGTGATTGCTGTTGCAGTCGCACTCGCGGCATCTGTTATACCATAACCTGCGAGTGTGGTCGGTGTTGATGTCACATTTGCGAAGGCAACTGAACCAGTCAGTGTACCCGTGATGTTTCCTGTTACGTGTAAATTTTCTTTGATCGTGACCTGAGTTGAATCAGTTGAACTGATCTCAGTGCCCTTGATCTGAATTCCTTCTATGTCGACAGAACCTGTTCCACCTGCATTCAATGTAAGGTCAGCGTTTGACGGTGCTGATATTGTTGATCCAGTGATTGTCAGATCACCTGTTGAACCACCACTGACTCCGCTTATCTCTGCATCAACATACGCCTTAATAGACTGTTGTGTGGCCAGTTGGGTAGCACTGTTTGTGGACATATTGTCTTCGTCCAATATTCCAGTGACTGTGGCACCTGAGGCAAGTTTTAATGATGTCAGCACATGAACTGAACCTGTGCCGTTAGGAAGTAGTTCTATATTTTCGTTCGATCGTGCAGTCTTAATAGTGTTGTCTTCTATCAATACACCACCTGCTTGATCGCCACCTGCACCAACATGAAGCGTTGCGTTTAAACTCACAGTGTTTGCATCAATAACAATGCTTCCTGCTGATTCTAAAGTCAGTGTACCTGTACCGTTTGTTTTGATGTTTAGATGTTCGTTTGATCTATGACCTTCTAAAGTGTTGTCTCTGAATCTCCATGAATCGAAAACCACATTACCTGTTCCTGAATTGGTAAGAGTCAAATCTGCATTTGATGGTGCTGATATAGTTGATCCCGTGATTGTCAGGTCGCCTGTTGATCCACCGCCCACTGAATCTGCGTATGCCTTGACCGCCGCTGATGTAGGGATCGTGGTATCGTTGTTGTTTGAACCTACCCCTTCCGCGGCACTGACTATGCTGGCCGCGGCAAAGTCAGCAACTTCTATGTTTGAAATCGAGTTGCCCGTGCCGTTGGCGTCTATTGTCTTGTTTGTGAGTGTGTCTGACGAACTGGCAGTGATGTAACTGGTTAGGTCTGGCCCTGTGATAGTTAAAGTGTCGCCTGAAACTGCTGTGGTAACACCTGTGGCACCTGCCACCTTGAATGATTCGCCTAGCGTTACTGCTGTGCCTGTTGAGTCATCACCCACGACTGTCAACGCTGTTGCCGTTGAACTAGCGGCGTCAGTGATGCCATACCCTGCGAGTGTAGTCGGCGTTGATGTCACATTTGCGAAAGCAACTGAACCTGTCAATGTTCCAGTGATGTTGCCCGTGACGTGTAAATTCTCTTTTATGGTTACCTGGGTTGAATCAGTCGAACTTATTTCCGTACCTTTGATCTGGATTCCTTCTATGTCCACTGATCCCGTGCCACCCGCGTTCAGTGTTAGGTCGGCATTTGATGGTGCTGATATGGTTGAACCTGTGACTGTAAGGTCTCCTATGCTGTCCGCTGATATCCCTGAGAGGTTGCTACCATCACCGTAGAAAGCGGTCGCCCTAACATCGCCTGTGACATTTAAATTCTCCTTGATAGTGACCTGTGTTGAGTCACTAGAACTGATCTCTGTGCCGTCGATGGTCAGTGCCATTATGTTTACTGAACCTGTGCCGCCAGGGGTGATGTTGATGTCAGCGTTTGAAGCCGAACTGATGATGTTGTCGTTCAGGATCAGGTTGTCCACAGTGGCCGGAGTGGATAACGCCGTCGCTGTTATGCCTGTAAGACTGCTTCCGTCTCCCGTGAATGTTCCTGTGATGTTTCCTGTGACGTGTAGGTTTTCCGCTATGGTCACCTGTGTGGAATCATCTGAATTGATCGTGGTGCCTACCACTTTCAACGCACCCAGTTGTACCGCGCCTGTGCCTGATGCTTCTAGGACCAGGTCAGCGTTGGAGGCGTTTGCACTTATCTTGTTTCCTGAGAACGATATCTGTGAATCTGCCGCGGTCTCTGAATACAGTTCAGAGAAGTTGTTGTTGATCTTCTCGAATGCGGTCCTTAACGGATCACCTGTCCCGTCATTTGCGCCTGTCCCTAAATTTACAATCTCTCTAGCCATACTACAAGTCTATTAACACCCTTTGGAATTTGAATACTGTGCTGTCACTACTTATGTTCGTCGCAAGTAGTCTCACATTACCATCATTGATGTCAGCCGTGAAAGTGCATAGTGGATCAGTGTATGATGTTGTGCTACCAAACACAGTCAGATATGCTTCTATCGTGCTGTCACCACTTGGACCGTGTATCAGGTTGGCCTCCACCATCTCGAATCTGCTGTTGGTACTGTCTGATATCGAGATGTAGTACTTGGCACTCCTGTAAGTCGCTGAACTGAATGAATCTATCTCCGTGGTCGCCGAAGTGGCCACTGTGGCTGTGTTGTCATTGATGTCGGAATGGCTCAGTGTGGCTGATGCTGTGGCGAATCCAAGAACCCCAGAACCATCCGTCTTCAGTAATTGGTTGGCAGTTCCATCTGCTGTTGGCATACTCAAGCCATTCACTGTGACTGTTCCTGTGCCCTCACCTGTAAGTTCTAGATCAGCGTTGGAAGTGGATGTTATTGTGTTGTCACTGATCACCACACCGTCAATGGAAGCGGAAGTGTTTGCTGTTATCGTAGTGAATGTTCCTGCGGCCGGTGTTGTGCCACCAATCACCGTGTTGTCAACTGTGCCGCCATTGATGTCTGCCTTAGCAATGACCACATTTCCTGTTCCTGATGCCGAAAGCACAAGGTCGGAGTTGGACACAGTTGTTTTGATCTCATTGTCTGTTAGGTTTATGTTGGAGTCAACTGTTAGGTCTGTTATGGACACGGTTCCTGTACCGCTGGGTCTAAGCACGAGGTCATCGTTGCTCCTGTCTGCGGATATGTTGTTGCCACTGATCGTAATACCATCATTGAACAGTGCGGATCCATACACTTCAGTGAACATTGTGTTCACACTCTGCATAGCGGATCTCAGTGTATCACCTGTGCCGTCATTAGCGTCTGTACCTACATTTAGGTTGATTCTTGCCATTATACCTTAACTATCCTCCTTACGAATTTCAAAGTCTGTGTTGTAGTGTTATTTACTTTCGCCCGCACCCTCACATCACCACTGTTTATAATCGCGGTGAATTCCAGTGAATCATACACACTAGAACCGTCTCCGGTGCCGTTGTCCACACCACCGAACACACTGATGTAAGCGTTTGATCCATCGTGCGTGACGTTGGCCTGTATCAAACTGTACCTGTCATTGGTACCATCTGATATCTGTATCAGGTAATTTGCACTCCTGTGGGTGGACGTACTGAAAGTGTCGAAAGTTTGTGCCACACTGTTTCCTGTTATGGTGTCGGTTCCGTCGGTCAAATCTGTGTTGTCGAAAAGTATGGGTGATGTGAAGAATGACAGTTGTCCACTACCGTCTGTCCGTATCACTTGGTTTGCTGAGCCATCGCTGGTGGGAAACTTGATGCCATTGAAGGACACAGTGCCCGTGCCCTCGCCTGTCAGTTCAAGGTTGGCATTGGAAGTGGATGTGATCGTGTTGTCCGTGATGACCGCACCGTCAACTGTGGCCGTGCCAGATGTTGTCAGTGTTGTAAACGTGCCGGC